TGATCGTGCAGGGTTTCCCATCGAGGTAATACCCGTAGCCGATGCGCTCCATGAGACGCCCTCCGAGGATCGACTGCGCTTTTTCCAGCGAGGTCTCTCCGTCCATAGAAAGATACTGGCACGCCTCTGCGGATGTCAGGATTTTTGACGGTCGTCGGGATTGTGCCGGGGGCACCTTCTTCTCACGGAACCAGCGGACCACAGTCCGGAGGGACCTGCCGTATTTGACGGCAATGTCCTCCTTACTCATGCGCATCTCATCTTGCAGGTAGATGAGGTCATCCCGTGTGACATGGCTCACGCGTCAGCAGCCCGCTCAGCTTCTTCTGCCTCGCGCATTTCACGCGCCTTGCGTGCGGTTTCGAGGGGGTCTTGACCGTCTTCGATGAGTTTGACCCCCATCAGACCGGCGTTCCAGACATCGCCCGCTTCAAAGAGCATCTTGATGCCGAGAAGCGCCACGACAGACGCTGTCAGCTTGGTTTCGCCGGGAAGCGATTTTCCGTCGAAGTCGCTTTCCATCTTGACGGACGCGTCCATCTCGTTGTCGGTGATCTTGATGTTGATTTCCATTGGAGCTTTCCTTTTACGTTTTGTCTTCGAGGGTTTCTGCGATCCACGCGGTGTAGTCTGTGCAGTTTTCGCGGAGCAGTGTCTTGCGGAACTGAATCCAGCCTTCGTCCAGATTTCCGGACATCGACGGGGCCTCCCAGAAGATGTAGTTTTCACCCCACAGCGGCTGGTCGTTCTTGGCCTGATGCTCGGTCGGCGAGGCGTGCAGGGGTTCTGAACCGACGAGGCGGCGGTAGAGCTTGAGGTCTTCATCGAAAACCGGAACGCGACCGTCATGGGTCATGTAGGATGTGCGGGCACAGCGCGCCGTCGAGACCTTGAGAAGATCAAACTCATCCACCGGCACATATTCGATTTGACCAAACCCATCCTGCACAGGGTAATCGCGGTGCCGATCCTCTTCGGTGATGAACGGCAAGTGCCATTCTTCGTCCTTGAGCATCCGGGGTTCTTCGGCCATGTCAGCCGTGAACATGGCGTCGGCCAGAGCCTTGATCTCGGGCTGGGCATCCCTGTGACGACGCAGCCAATAGAAGTTGTCATAGTTGGTGGCCGTGACAACGACATTGATGTGCGAAAACGGTTCCAGCATCCGGTTCACGATCTGCTTGTGATAGCCTGCCTCGTCAAAAGCGCGTGCCATGTCGATGGCGCGATCCCGGGCTTCGTTCCAAGCATCGGTCGAGGACATCGAGATTGGCACTTGCCCTGCCTTCGGATGGTTGAACCCGGGGTGGATGGACGTGGTCAGGACGCGCTGGGAATGCTGCTCGTCGGCCTGCATACCCGGCTGGTTCTTACCCCAATGGATCGGCATCGCGGTATCGTCGATCACGTCTTGGATCAGGCGCTTGACCGGGATCGCCCGCGACGAGCTGGCGTTGCGTGAGAAAACACGGTGAGTCATCACTTCCGCATGGATGAATCGCGGGTAACGCAGCAGGAACGTGACGATGTCCGGTGCGCCCATTGTGTGGTAGGGGGATCGCGACTTGGCGATCACTTTTGCGGTGATAGTCATTTGTTGAGCTGTTCCTTGAGGATGTTGAGAGCTTCACGCTGATCGGCGGCTGTATCCCGGGGGAACCGGATGTAGCGATTGCGCTCCCAATTCTGTTTCATCTTGTCGAAGTAGCTGTTGACGAGCTGTTCGAGTTGGGTGAGCGTTCCCGGGGTTTCCGGAAGCGCTATTTTCAGCGTGATACGGGTCGGCATATCGTCGCCAGAATACTTGACGTTCACGGCAACCATTCCCTCGGGAATGTCGTCTGGAACTCGGATATCGACATCGACGTTCAAAGTTTCATTCCCCCGGCCATCACCAGAGCGGTGTCGTCATCGGACAAGAGCCGGTAGACGGAGTTGAGCGTCACCGCGAACCCGTCTTCGATCTTCACGATAAGAGACGTTCGGATCGGGCCGTTTTCGAACCCACGTCCAGCGTTGTCGGTCAGGCACTGGCCGGAGATGACGGCAACCGTGTCAGCCACATCTTTGCGCAGCGTCCAGTTGCCGATCACTCCGGTGACGGGCATTTCGGACGGCACAACCCGCTGCCTTTTCTCGATCAGGGCTGCGTAATGCGTCGGCTCGCCCTCGTATTCGGTCGGCGCGCGCCACGCGCTCCACTCGGCTTGCAACCGGGGACGCTGGCTATCGCTCGGCGTATCTGGGTCCATCATGGGGGTCATGCTTTTCGTCCTTCCATTTGTCCGGCGATGAAGGCGCGGACTTTGGTGTGAAATTCGGCCAGCGTGCCGTCATTCACGATCACCCCTTCGACGGGGAGGTTTCTGAAATGGCTTTCGCTGTCATGGGCGGCGTAGTCGTCGCCGAGCGCCAACCGAGACGGGCGCTCGATGCGGACGGTGGTGGCGCTGAGTATGCTCAGCGCCTCACCCTCATGCGGGAACCGGTAATCGGAGCAGGTAATCCGCGAGAGGTCTGTGGACTGGACGCGGTTGACGAATTGATCCGACCACAATGTGGGAGAGATCATGTTCCGCCACTCGGTTCCCAACGTCTGCATCGCCCGGCGCGGAGTGGAGGCGTTGAGATACGAACAGGGGGTTTCCTTGAGGTCCCCTTCGATCTTCCGCTCGATTGTCTCCTCGTCGAGACCGCATACACGATACATCGTGCGCAGCATCTCCTTGAGCGGGTCGGCAAATTTGAACTCAGTGAAGCCGAACTCATCGACACAGATGCGCGCCGCCTCGCTTTTTCCGCTACCGCGTTCGCCTGTAAAAGCAATAAGTGTCACGTTTTATATCCTTCTTGGTCTTGGATGACACGTTTCAAGTCAACAGCGCACAGGCGCTATTGCACGATTGTGAGGCGCTCCGCTGCGCGTGTGATCGCCGTGTAGAGCCACCGATACCGATCATCCCGGAAGGCGGCGCTTTCATCGTGGACAACCACCTCGTCCCATTGCGAACCCTGCGACTTGTGGCAGGTCAGGACGTGTCCGTAATCCATGTGGACGCAGGTCTTGTTGGCGCGGAACGCGTCCGACGCTGTCGCCGTGTAGGCATTGCGTCGGCGTGCCTGATGTTCTTCGAACAGCCCCTGCGTGACTTCGATATCGTAGGTGAGACCGTCGCCCTCCGTGTCCATCACGGTGATCGGAAACTTGGACTGCCCCGGAACGAGGTTTCCGTGTTCGGTCAGGTTCCGAAAAATCGTCCCATTGACCATAACCGGAATCTTCTTGTGGTTCCGGCAGATCAGCAGCGGCTCATCTTGGCCGGGACCGCTTTCGTCATAGCCCAATTCGCGCCTGATCTTCTTGGTCAGTGTCCATCGCTTCTTGTGCGTCCCGCAGATCACCATGGCCTCTCGGTCCATATCCATCGTGGCGTCGTCTTGCTTGCGGTTCAGAACCCGAACACCCTGTCCGTAATCGCCTTCGGCAAGTTCTTCACCTTGGCGCACAAGTGTCGCCAGACGGATGATCGGGTTGTCTGCTGCCTGCCTGTGGATTTCTGTCAGGAAGGCGTCTGGCTGGTCACAGGCAAAACCGTAATCGTCGGCAACCGGAGGAAGCTGTCCGGGATCACCCATGATGAATATCGGGCGACCGAAACTGGCAAGGTCATTGGCGACCTCGGCACCGACCATCGACCCCTCGTCCACAACAATCAGCTTAACGTCTTCGGGGAACTCTTCCCGTCCGCGCAGGCTAAAAGCAGGGCCTTGGTTGTCCATGGCTCGGTGAAGCTCGAATGACAGGTCAGTCAATCGGGCCTTGATGGCCTTGAGGTCCTTGAGGACAGCAAACTCTTCGTTCAGCGATGCCTTTCCCACTGAGCCGTTCGACGACACGAACGCCATGTGCTTCTCCAGATCGTCAATCTGGTATTTGATGGCGTCCGCAGCCTCGGACTTCGGCATGTAGATAAGTTTGTGGATCGTTGTCGCGTTTTGCCAGATTCCGAACTGATGCAACTTGGTCGTCATGACCTTGGCTGCTTTGCCGGTGGGTGCGCAGAAAGCAACCTGACTGAACGACAGTCCGAATTTCTCGATGCAGTAGGGTAGGACAGTGGATTTACCTGTTCCGGCATATCCACCCATAAAGAAGTCCTGCCCGTTTCCGAGAAACGATCCACCAAACCCATCAGGATAAACCATGACCTGCTCCATGGAGCGGCCAAGGTCCTTATACCAATCACCGGCAGCAGAAATCTGCTCCCATTGATGGTCTGTTGGTGTTGGAAGACTCACAGCGTGATCCTCAGTTGGAGTTCATGGATGCTGTGTCTTCGGACGCCGTGCTGTCGTCGTCGTCGTCCAGAAGCGCTTCGAGCTTGGCCATCAGGCTTCGGGCCTTCCGGGACTCGTCCTCGGCATTGTTCCTTTCGGCGATCTTCTTCTTCTCGTAATCCTCGAAGTTGATCCGGGCGGCGTCGAGGGCTGTTTCAGCGGTCGATGCGGCGGCTTGCTGCGCTTCAATCACGCACTTGAGGTTTGTGATGACCTTTGCAAAGGGGGCGATGGCGGCGGAGACGGTTTTCGGGTTGAACATTTTGATTTCACTTTCACGTTTTGTGGGCGCTCAGGCCGTAGGGGTGCGGCTGACGCGGCTGACGCCGCCCCGCATCAGTCGTGCGTATTTTCCGGGGTGTGTTTGATTGCCTTGTTCGGATCGGCGTCCCGCCAGTTGGGCCATTCACGGAACACGTTCGTGGTCAATTTGTCATCGAGAGCCTGCGCAACCTGTTCGGGGGTGAATCCCTGCCGCAGCGCACCATCAAATGACAGCAGGACAAGGTCGATCCACTCCATGATGTCGTCGGGAGCTTGCCGCACCTCGTCGATCTCTTCGGTGATGTGGTCGAGGACACCATCCAGCCGCTCACCCGGCCCGAAAGCGTGGCGAGAAAAGGCTTGCTGGCGGCGCAGATGTGCGATCAGATCGAAACTGTGCATCAGAAGAACTCCGGTTTGGCGACCGCGCGCGTCAGCGCCATCAGTCCCTGTTGCAATTGTGTGGTGCCAACGCTCACCCAACGCTGGTCAACGTCAGGATTGCTGCGGAGCTGATCGACCGTGTCGCCGAGAACCTGACCCATGCCCTTGACATTGTTCATCAGGTCGAGCTGCCATTGCGCGAGGCCCTTGTAGCCTTTCACCGGTGGCGGCATGTATCCCAGCAGGATTTTCTTCTCCACGGTGATCCGATCACCCCAGAGGTCTTCGAACGGATAATCGTCACCGAGACCGGCTTTCTCATAGGCCGACTTGGCCCATTCCTTTGCGTCCTCTACTGTCGCGAAGACAGTGTTGGCGAGGCCGAGGTCCCATTCGGATTTGATCGTATATGCGGTTTGCATGGTATTCCTTTCGGGGAGGGTGTGGAGACCCGCGTCAGCGGGCCTCCAGAGGATCAGCCGAGGTTGCGACCACGACGCCCGCCGCCGCGCGCACCACGGCGTCCCGAAGCAGCCGGAGCTTCTTCGTCTGCCGGAGGCGACGCATCTTCGGCAGCGGCCTGTTCCTCTTCGACGATCACCTCGTCTTCGTCCTCATACGCGCCGGGGTCCTCTCCGGCGGCGTCCATCATGTCCTGCTCCGAGCGCCAATCCACGATCTTGAGAGACGGCGCGTAACGGGTGCCCACCGACTTGATCTTGGATTTGTATTTGCGCGCGTCCAGCTCGATGATAGGGGTCAGGCCCGGCTTCATCTTGTAGACCCGGCCATAGGCACCGAGCATTTGCTGGAATGACTTCATACCGACGCCGTTGTTCAGCTTGAGGGTAAATTCGTCCATGTCGCCGTCGAGTTGGCGCAGGCCGATGATGCCCTGACAGGACCAGCCGTCCATGAAATTCTGGTTCGGGTCTTTGCGCAGTTTGCGGATTTCTTCCATCGACATGTCGTCGTCGTAATCTTCGGGGAAGTCGTCCGGTTCCTGCTCGAAAGCACGCGGGTTGTCCGTGACACGGACTTCACGGGTCTCAAGGACCTCGCCGTCCCACCAGAACTGCCACGAATACTTCGCGTTCATGATGTCAGCCGCAAGCTGGGTCCCGTGTTTCATCTCGTCGTCTTCGGTGCCGTAGATGTAGTCACCGGACTGGCCGACGAACTTCATGAAGATGGAGCTGCCAGCTCCGTCACCCGCAACTGCGAACGGGTTCGCTACGTCGCTGGCGTTGGCAAGGGAGCCGCCGGTGGCGGCAGTGGTCAGTGCGTTCATTATTATACCTGTTTCGTTTTTACGTTTTCAGGCCCGTGCTACGTTTCGTGTCATTCAGGTCCACGGGCAAACCAAAATGCTATGATTCGTGTCAACTCAAGACAGCGTTAATCCTCCCACTCAGAGGTGACTGTGAGCTTCTCGAAACCACCACCCTCTTCCATGTAATCTGCGGGGTCGAGACCCGCGTCGATCATCTTCTGTTTGGACAGTGTCTTCTTCCCGGCCTGCATGGTGTAATACACCTTCCAGCCGGTGCCGACTGCGCGGCTTCTGTTTCGAGCAATGAGGGCTTGTCGGACGTTTTCGTTTGCCTCTTCTACCTCCTTTTTCAGTTTCTTCTCTTGGCTCTTGAGCGCCTGTTGGTGCCGGACAAGTGTGTCCAGTTCCAGAATCATGTCAGGGTCCTGAGACTCCTTGGCCTTCTTGGAGTTGAGCGGTTTTTCCTTCGCAGGAACACGCTCCTTGTTCACAGCTTCACAGGCTTCGGTGTAGGGGCAGTAATTACACATGCCGTCGATCTTGCCCTCCGGTCCCAGCGTTCCGGGATCGTCTGTCGAGAACATCAGGTCATTACGGTCACGGCCTGCCTGATACACATCCTCTTCGAACTTCACGATGAAGATGCGGATGTCGTCGAGCCAGCTCGCGTTGACGTAAAGGATGACGGCATATTCGGGTTTGTATTCCGTGGTGTCACGGATCAAACCCATCTGCATCATCGTCTGTCCCCGGTGAATGCCTTTCTCTTCCACAATGTTGATCCGGGGATCGAACGACTTCATCTCCAACACGCAACAATCGGTCAGCATGTCGTCGATGCCGTAATAGGCCAGCAGATCGCGGGGGGCGTTGATGACCAGACCGTCGAGCGTGGCGGAGTGGATATCGTCGATGATCGTGTCCTGACCATCTCCGCACATGATGAGGTCCATACCACGCCGACGCAGGCCAGTTTCAATGGCCGGGACAACGTGATGATTCTCGATCAGGTCTCCGCGACGAACCGCACCCCAACTGTCTTCGTAGGATGCGTCACGCTTGATGCCTTTGGTCTTGCCCACCTTGCCAAACCAGCTCTTGCGGATGCAACCAAAACACTCAGATGCACCCATGGTCGTGTCACGGTCGTGGCTCCACGTTTTCTGCGATCCCGCAACGAACTCATCGAAGCAATCCTCGAATGCGAACCCATCCTTGGGCATCTCATCCGGGACGCCGTCCTTGATGAGTTCGGTGAAGTAGGTTGGCATCAGGCGACACCCCAGAACTTCTTGGGGTCGTCGAACTGCGGTGGCGTGAGACCATTGTCGGCGCAGGCCATGCGGTAGCCTTCCTGAATTGCGAGCGTCAGCGTCACCGCGTTGAGGCGGTTGGACGCGTCCAACATGCGGTTCTGGCTTTCGTCGGTCAGGTCTTGGATCGTGTCCATCAGGGCCGATGGCGCGAGGCTTGGTGCAGACATGTCAGTCTCCGTATTCTTCGATGATGTCGGTCAGTTCTTCCATGCGGTCCTCGGCGAACTCAGGCTCCTCGGCAGTGCCGGGGTCGAGCTGCTTGGCGGCGTCATGGTCGATGGATTCTGCAATCGCCATGACCATCTCTTTGAGATTGTCACGCGGGATGCAGGCGTGCGTGAGGCGCAGGAAGTCGATCATGCGAATACTCCTTCATCCAGCAATTGGTAGTAGACCCGGGCACAGGCGCGCACATCGACGAGCGCGTCGTGCGCACCTTCAAGGTCTTCGTTGAAGAAAAATTTCACAGCCTCTTCCAGCTTGGGCCATTTGTAATCGCCGTTGCGTTTCGGGGGCAGACGCATGATCGGCGTCGTTGCCAGCATCGTGCAGATTAGAAGTTTTTCGTCGAACGGATCGTAGTATTCCGTCCCCGTGAGGTCACAGTAAACCTTCATCATCCGACGCATGACCGTGATGTCGAACGCGGCGTTATGGGCCACAACGACATCCGAAATCTCGATGATGTCCAGAAACATCTCGACAGCCGGGATCAACGTAACACCGAACTCCTGTGTCAACGCGTCGTCGATGCCGGTGATTTCTGTGGCCTTTTCCGAGACAGTCCAGCCGTCCGTCATGATGATAAAGTTGAGCGCGGCACGCTCAACGCGGTTTTCTGCATCCAGCTTCATGCCGAGCTGGACTGCCATAGGCTGGCGGGGGTGGGTCGGTTCCAGCTCCCGGTTGACGAGGCCGGTTGTTTCCGTGTCAAAAATGAGGGTTTTCATTGTGCGCGGGCGTATTGCGTCTTGCGGTCTTTGTGCGACTGCGGTGCATCGACGTTCTCGAACTCGGATTCGAGGTCCGGCCAGTTCATGAAGAACACAACGGCCAGAAGATCGTTGATCTCCGAGATCAGGTCTTGCCTGTTCGTTGGCCCGCCATCCGGGTGTCGGGATTCAAAGCCAAAGCGTTGAATTTTTCCGATGATGCGTCCGATCTCGGCGGCTTCCTCGGCCAACCACGCCAGCCGTTCATTCTCGGCAGGGGTCAAGCCATTGTGAGGATTACGGTATTCGGTAGCGTATTGTGCCAACACACGCAACTCGATGGCGCTGTAATCGGCTTCTGTCAGTGCTGTGGTCATGGGGATATTCCTTGGTATGTATCATTTGTATTCTATGAAACGTAGCATGTCAAGACAAAATGCTACGTTTCATGTCATTGGTCAGCGCATTTCTGTCACCATACGGTTGGTAGAAGGCCCATCAGATGCTCAGTAGAACCAGCCCATGATCCCGCCCAGCGGCCCGATGGGAATACCCAGAACGCGTATGACGAGTTCGATCCCGATCAAAGACAGGTCCTGACCGATCAAGCCGACGATCTTGAACATGTTGATGATCCAGCCGATAAAAAGGCCGATGATGACGATCCACATGGCGATGATACCACCTACGCCCAGACCGGCTGCTCCGACCACGATGGCTTCTTGAAGTTTGGTCATTTTTGATGTTCCTTTCACTATGTAAATGTGTAAAACCCCTCGCCGTCCTCGTAGAGGATTCCGCAGCGAAGGAGGTTGAGAATGTCGTCTTCGGTGGCGTTGGAAGCCACCGTTTCCGGGTCGGCAGCGAACCAGATTTGGTCATGCTCTGCCGCCGAAACCATGTCCCCTGTGACGGGGGATAGTTTGTGGAGCAGCAGCATCCCCGACACATCGCGGATCGGGAATGGCGGATATTCGTATTCGAGGAACTGCATGAAGTGCTTATCCTGTTGCACGAATATCGCAGACATTTGATCTTCGGTCATGGGGGGTATCCTTTGATATCAATGGGTTTCGGCCCAACAATCACCAACCTTGGCTTCGGCGGTGATCGGGCAGTTGAACTGGAAGTAGTCACCCGCAACGGGTGCCATGGCTTCCGCAATGTTTGCGGCGCGCTGGGCGAGCTGTTCTTTTACCGCG